AGGACTTCCCGCTTGGTTTAAAAAGTGATATAATCTTTAGATGGGGGCTGTACTCCACCATACCTACAGCCTCCTTTTAAGGATTATTTATGAGTTTAGGATTTGACGCAATATCAGCATTACCTTTCGCTACATCGGGACCCGATAACGCTGTAAATGTATCTATATCAGCAAACCAATTAACACTTTCAATTGGTAGTGTAGGTATCATAGCAGATTCAATTACAGAAGATTTAGTAGCAAATCCATTAACTTTAGGTATTGGTACTTTAACTATTACAGGTAAAGCTAATTTAACACTTACAGCAAACCCATTAACACTAGGTATTGGTACAATTACAGTTACAGCTGATGCAAATGCAACAGCCACAGCAAATCCATTGACGTTAGCGACTGGAAATGTTACAGTAACAGGAACGGCACTTGTACAACCTAATGGTTCACCATTAACGTTGGCTACAAATGACGTAGGTATAATTACATGGAATGATATCATTCCGGGAGCAAATATGGTTTGGACACCAATAGATCCAAGTTAAAATTATGGCATCAACATTTTCATCAGATTTAAAATTAGAGATAGTAGCAACCGGTGAGAAGGCTGGTCTTTGGGGTACTGTTACAAATACCAATTTACAAATTTTAGAACAAAGCGCTAGTGGTTATCAAGAAATTGATATGGCTGGTGCAAGTGTAACTTTACTTTTATCAGATGGTGCAACATCAAATGGTAAAAACTTTTATTTAAAACTATCCGGAACTTTAGCTGGTGACAGAACTTTAACAATGCCAGCTGGTTCTGAAAGAGTTTGGATTATAAGTGATGAAACAGTTAGAGGAACATCAAATAGAACTTTAAGTGTTTTAACAGCTAGTGGTACAGCTCAACCTGTTCCACCAGGAGCAAGTTTACTTTGTGTTTCTGATGGTACAAATACAGTTACAAGAATTATTGAAAAAGGTTATGTAACTATAACTGATTCTAATTCACCATACACAACTGTTGCAGGTGCACAAATTTTTGCAAATACAACAGCTAACCCAATAACTATTACATTACCTGCTTCACCATCTACAGGAGATGAAGTTACAGTTATAGATGCAAGAGGAACTTTCGCGTCAAACAACTTAACATTTGATAGAAATGGTTCACCTATTAATAGCGCCGCTTCTAATTTAGTATTATCAAACAATGGTCAAGCCTTAACATTAGTATATGTAGATGCAACAAGAGGCTGGGCTTATAAAACTAATTATACATCATAGGAGCTAAAATATGGCTCTTCAACAAATTAAATTTGCGCCAGGTATAGACAAACAAGACACTTCAGTAGGTGCTGTTGGTCGATGGGTTGATTCTGACTTGACTAGATTTAGATATGGGCTACCAGAAAAAATAGGTGGTTGGCAATCACTTCTTACTGATACTATTGTAGGTGTAGTAAGAAAACAATTTGCATTCGTAGATTTAGAGGGAAACAGATACGTTGCATTAGGAACAGATAAATTTTTATTACTTTATTTTGAAGGACAACTTTTTGACATTACACCTTTAAAAGCTGATATTACTGGTGCAACTATTGCAACAGTAGACACTTCAGCAACTTGCACCATTACAACTTCATCAGCACATGGAATAAACGAAGGCGATATAGTTTTATTTGATAGTGTAACTTTACCAGGTGGTACAGGTTATGCAGCATCAGATTTTGAAGATAAAAACTTTCAAGTTATTTCAGTTCCAAGTCCTACAACTTTTACAATTACACAAAGTTCAAATGCAACAGGAACTGTTGCAACAGGGGGTAGCATAACTTTAAAACCTTACGAACCTGTTGGTCCTGCTGCACAATCTTATGGATATGGATTTGGTATTGGTAATTATGGTGGTACTGTTCAAGGTTCTGCAACTACAACTTTAAACGGTGGTATTGTAGCAGCTGACACAACGATTACATTAACCGATGCAAGTTCTTTTCCAACATCAGGTACAGTTTTAATTGGTAATTTTTCTTCTGGTAATTACGCTTCTACTTCAGAATTAGTTACTTATTCAGGTAAAGCTGGAAATGATTTAACAGGGTGCACTAGAAGCACAAATGGAACAACAGCGCCATCCTCTACTGCAACAGGCACTACAGTAACTAATGCAACAGATTGGACAGGTTTTGGTAGTGCGGTTGAAGCATCAACGGTTACACTTGAACCAGGTCTTTGGTCATTAAACTCTTTTGGTGAAGTTTTAGTAGCTACAATATTAAATGGTAAAACTTTTACATGGAACGCTGGTGGTGCTAATGCTACAGGTGTTAGAGCATCTACAACAACTTCTGGATTTGAAACAACAAACAATCCAACAGCTACAAGAACAACTTTAATATCACCAACAACAAGACACTTAATTCATTTTGGAACTGAAATAACTATTGGTACTCCTGCTACTCAAGATGATATGTTTATTAGATTTTCTGCTGATGAAAGTATTAATGAATATACAGTTGAAGCAACCAATACAGCTGGTTCACAAAGACTTCAAGATGGTACAAAAATTATTGGAGCGTTAGTTGCAAAAGAAAATATTTTGGTATGGACTGATAATGCTTTATATACAATGAAATTTGTAGGTGCACCTTTTACATTTGGCTTTGAACAAGTAGGTACGAACTGTGGTTTGATTGGACAGAATGCTGCCATTGAAATAGATGGTGTTGCATATTGGATGAGTAATAATGGTTTCTTTTCTTTTGATGGTACCGTTAACTCATTACCTTGTTCGGTAGAAGATTATGTTTATGATGATATTGATACAACAAAAGGTCAACAAATAGCTGCAGGAATTAATAACTTGTTTACAGAAGTAACTTGGTGGTATCCAACTTCTAGTTCTAATTTTAATAATAGATCTGTTATTTATAACTACGGCGCTAAAGCACCTCCAGGTGAAATGGGTAACTGGTACAGTAATACAAATACTAATTTTAATAGAACAACTTGGATTGATTCATTAGTGTATCCAAAACCTTATTCAACATCATATAATACTTCTAACACAGGAACATTTCCTGTAATTATAGGTGAAACAGGATTAGGACAAAGTGTGTTTTTTGAACATGAAATAGGTACAGATCAAATTAATCCTGATGGAAGCACAACAGCTTTACTTTCTTTTATACAATCATACAATTTTGCTTTACAAACAGATCAAGGTATTGGAGAATACTTTTTAGCTATGCGTAGATTTTTACCTAACTTCAAAGTTTTAACAGGTAATAATCAAGTAACAATATCGGTTTCTGACTACCCATCAGAAGATGCTGTAGCTACTACTTTAAGTCCCTTTACAATTACTTCATCTACGACTAAAGTAGATACAAGAGCAAGAGGTAGATACGCTAACGTAAAAATAGAAAATACAAGCACAGGTGAAGCATGGAGATTTGGTACGTTCCAAGCTGACCTACAACCAGATGGAAGAAGATAATGACAAAAGTAGTAGTAAGATTACCTGAACCTAAAAAAGAATATAGTGAAGATAATCAAAGACAAATTAACAGAGCGTTGACTAATATTATAGAACAATTAAACTCAACATATTTAACACAATTAAAAGAACAATCTGAAAGATTTACTTGGTTCAATTCTGGAGGAATACGTGGCTAATATTTATAAAAACGCACAATTTGATTTAACAACTACTGGTGCAACAGACATTTATACTGTACCTTCAAACTCTAGAGCAATTGTTCAAAACATACATATGGCAAACATAGGAGCAGGAAACGTTATAGTTCACGCACATATTTATGACAGTTCCGCAACAACACAATATACATTTGCAAAACATACAATCGCAGCAAGTAATTCACAATCCGTAGCTGATGGTACTATTGTTTTAGAAGAAAATGATATATTAAGAGTACAAGCAGATACTGCTAATGATATTGAAGGCACAGCATCAATATTAGAAATCAACAGGGAGGACAGATAATGTCATTTGTAGAAACAGAAGCGTCGGTAAGATATGAAGTAATAGATGGTAAAAGAATACCTATTATTACACCTAAAACTGAAATTACGCTTACAAATACAGTTACTGGTAAAGAGTATAACTCTGATGCTGAAGCGATGCAAGATGTTCAAGATCCTAACACATCTACAGAAGCAGGCCATATTAGAAGAGATGTTCATGTAACTGTAGAGTCAATACCTTTAGGAACGGCTACAAATATCAGTGATTGACGAACAGTAAAAAAACAAGTAAAATGCACGATACTGCATATATCAAGCGTGGCAGCCTTGCATTTCATTACATTAATTAGAGATATATTATGGGATTATTTAAAAAAGTATTCAGACCAGTTCGTAAAATAGCAAAGAAAATTATACCTAAAGAGATTAGGCCAGCATTACCCTATATTGCAGCGTTTTATGGTGGACCAGCAATGGCTGGTTCTAGTTTTATGAGTGGTATTGGTAACACAGCTTTAAGAAATGCTATTTCAAAAGGTTTAATTTCTGGAGCTACGGCTGCAGGAACCGATGAAGATGCAAACATTTTAAGATCCGCTGCATTAGGAGCAGCACCAGATTTAATTTCTGGAGGATTAGGAAATGTAGCAGGAAGAATAGATCCTAATCTTATAGCTGATTCAGATAGTTTTGTTCAAGTAGGTGATATGGCTGCAAAAACAGCAGGTACATTATCAAGAGCATCTGAAGGAATTAAAGGAGCTAGTGCATTAAAAACTATTGGTGCACAAACAGCAATAGATCAATCAGCAAAGTTTGCAGAAATTAGACAAGATGAAATAGATGAGTATAATAGAAGTTTACAAGAACAAGGTGTATTAGATAAAACAAAAAGAAGAACAGCAATATTTAATATATATAAAAATGCTGGTTATGAGGATGATTACGTGAATAGTATGTTAGACAGATATGGATACGCAATGGGTGGTAGAATAGGTTTTGCTAATGGTGGATACAGAGGTAAAGCAGAAGCGGCTATGGGTTTAACAACAATGAAAGATTTATTAAAAGGTAAAACTAAAGCACCTATTATTGAAATAGATGAAGATAAAGAAGTTGTATTGGGTGAGGATGATGATGACGACGACAGACCTATAATTAGAGAAAAACCTAATTATGCACAAGCAATGAAAGACGCTATGACAGGAGTAGAAGCAGCTTTTGGCATACCGTTTGCCGGTGTAGAAGCAGCAGAGTTTAAAAGATTTGCTAGAGGTGGTGAAGTAGAAGAAGAAGGTATAATGAGTAAAATAGTAGATTCAATGGGAGACGATTATGATTACTTTACGAGAATTAAATTAAGAGAAAACCTTAAACAAGGTGAAACTAATGAAGATGCAATAGATTTAGCAGAACAAGAAGCAATGGGTATGGTAAAAGAAAAATATGGTTTTGCTAGAGGTGGTGAAGTAGAAATAGAAGAACAAGTAGATGATTTAGGAATTATGGATCTTATGAAAGATCAAGGAATTCCATATGGTGAACAAGCCTCTTATGGTTTTGATGATGCAATGGGTGAAACTTTTGAAATGTTTTTAGATTATAAAAAAAAAGGAACTATTCCCATGGAAATGGAATTTGATG